CACCTAGATCAGAGCATGACGTTGCACAATATTGCCTTTCCTATGTTATTAAGCGGTTTACCCGAGCAGACATGCCCGAACTTGAAGGCCGATATCCAGAATTTTCAGGTGGATCCCAAGGCTTGGGAAAAGCCGCGATTGCCGACTTCGTTGAGGCTTTTCAATCTCCTTCAGCGATCGCGTACATGTCACGCACTGGCGATATTCCTCGCACGTTTTTATTGGGTGGAAAGACATATCCCATTGATCGCTACTTACGGCAAAAGATACTCGATGCCCTCGGCGTTTCAGAGGTCGGGCGATCTATCACTAGAACACGCTATGAGGAGGAGATGCGGCTTCTGCAAGCGCGTGCGGCGGAGAATCCGAAAATACCTCAGGCGTGGTTAGACGATCCTGTGCGCTTAAAATGGGCGCTAGAAATGCAATCTGTTGAAGAGAATGGCCAACGGATGTTGGAAGCGGAAAGACGCCATTCATTTTTTAACTCTAAAAGGAAAGTCCTATGAACAAATCATCAGTGTTAAATTTGAGTCACAACGTATCGTTATCCGCAAAAATGGGCCAGATTTTGCCTATTTGTGTTTTCGATGTTGTACCGGGCGATAAGATCAATCATAAGATTTATGCTCTTCTGCGCACTCAGCCTCTTCTGGCTCCAGTCATGCATACGGTCGATATTGACCTTCATGTTTTCTTCTCACCTGACCGCCTTGTTTGGGATGAAGCCGAAGATTTCCACACTGGCGGCGATCTTGGCACTTCTGCTCCTGAATGGCCCCACATGGAGGCACCTGTAGGTGGCTATCTTGAAGGCTCTCTCGGAGACTATCTTGGCCTTGCTTTGTCTGCTGCTACGGCTGGCCGCGATCATTCTGCTCTTCCTTTTCGTCACTATAACCTTATCTACAATCAATATTATCGTGACACCCAGCTTCAATCTGAGGTCACGATTGATCGTACTTCCGGCCTCGACACTACAACCCCTCGCAATCTTCTGGCTCCTTGTTGGAAACGCGATTATTTCACTGCATGCCGCCCCGCTCCGCAGCTAGGTGCCGAAGTGTCGATTCCACTTACTGGCGACGCTCCTGTAACCGGCATTGGTACCAACAACAGCACGTGGGTAGGTGTTGCTGATCAGCTTAACGTACGCGAGACCGAAGGCGCTGCTCTTACGTATCCTTTCTCGTATCAAACCAATGCCGACACTCTTCTTGTGCGCATGGATGGCAACGCAGCAACTACGCACCGCCCACTTGTATACGCTGACCTTACCGATGTTTCTGCTGTCGATATTCGCGATCTTCGTGAAGCCTCGGCCGTACAACGCCATTTGGAGTTTAATAATACATTTGGCGGCGGTTATTTTGATCAGATTAGGGCGCGTTTTCATGTCCCTGTTCAGGATTATCGTCTCCAGATTCCGGAATATCTGGGTTCTGGCTCTACGAAACTTCAATTTTCTGAGGTTCTTCAAACCGCAGAAGGTGACGATCCTGTCGGCGAAATGCGTGGTCATGGTATATCTATTCTCGGTTCGAATCGCTACTCGCGCCGTATTCCTGAACATGGTTATATCTTCGTGTTCCTTGTCATTCGCCCCAAAACTCAATATATGCAGGGCCTTCACCGCATGTGGTCCCGCGAAACCAAGTACGATTATTTGCTTCCTGAATTTCAGCGTATCGGCGACCAGCAAGTGCTTAATAAAGAAATTTATTGGCAACACACTACTCCCGATGGAGTTTTTGGTTATAACCCCATTTATGAGGAATATAGAACCATTCCGTCTCGTGTAGCGGGTGAGTTCCGCAGCACTCTTAAATATTGGCATATGGCCCGTGAATTTTCGGGCGATCCAGCTCTCAATTCCACTTTCGTAACTGCTAATCCGACAACTCGCATCTTTCCTGATACTGAGTCGGATAACATGTATATCAACGTCCAGCATAAAATCATGGCTCGGCGTCGATTGGCAAAGCACGTTTCGCCGCGCCTTCTCTAGTCTATTCTTACTCGTGGCATGCCACGGGAACGGGTAGAAAAAACCCATAACGCGGGCGTAGGCCCGCAAGGAGTTCAAAATGTCAATTAAAAAACAAAATCTTGGAGCTGAAATATCCACAGAAAAAGTGGATGAAATCACGCAAGCCTTACTCATCGGGGCTTCTGGCGAATTGGAGGAAGTGTATAGTCCCCCGAAACCTGTTCTCGATGCTCTCGGCCGTGAGGTCGTAAATCCTATATCTCTTGTAACTGGTGCCGCTACGCGCCGCCGTACGCTCGGCGATCAAGTTCGCCGTTATATCGCTACTCCTCGTTTCTTATCTGATCAGGAGCTCGGTGATTATGATCCTGACGAGCTTGAGGAGGCTCTCGACCTTCACGAAAACCCAATGTCTCAGTATGAGGACCGGGCCGAAGAATTGCGGCAACGTATCCGCGCTCGTAAAGAGCAGGAGCGTGAACGCGAAAAGCAAGAGCGCATTGATCAAGACAATGCCGCTCAAGCAGAGTGGGAGGAACGCTACGAGAAGCGCCGTCGCGCTGCTGCCGTTCCCCCTACTGATCATGTAAAAGACGAAGCGTAGCGCGCCCAAAACGCTGGCTACGCGTAGTCTTAAACGGCCCCTTAGGGGGCCGTTTTCAATTTGGCACATTACTTGCTCTTGTCATGTAATGTGCTAGATGACACCGTACCTATCCCTTGACACAATCTGTAAAATCATTCACGGTGTTATCAGAGGTGCATTATGGCCCGTCGAAGACGGACTAAAAAAACTACTTACAGCGGGCGCGATTACAAAACTTCAATCGCTAGACGCTCTCGTCTGCCCCGCCTGAGTTCAAATACACAAAAAACCATAATTGCACAGCTTTCCGGTGTCGATGATCGACACCACTTTCCCGAATTTATTCGTTCTCGTCGGCCACAGATGACGATCTTTGGCACGACTTCCCCTGTCCGCACGACGGTGCGAACCAAACGTAATCGGAGGCTTTATCATGTCAACAGATTCGTCCGACCCTCTATCACGGCTCCTTGCGTCCGCAGAAAAAAACGACGCGAAGTTATTTTCGCGTCCGGACGTGGCGGACGCAAACTCGGCACCCGGCGAGTGCGTCGTAACGCTTCATCTTCCATTTCATGCATTTGAGGAGTGATATGTCATGCTTCAATTGCTTCCTGCTTCTATCGGCGCTGCTAAAGGTTCTTCTGGACTTCTGGGCTCCCTTGGGGGCGTTGGTGGCTTTCTTAGTGGTGTTGGAGACTTCGTAGGCTCTTTATTTGGCGCCGATGAGGGACCCAGCCCCGAAGAACAAATCAACCATCAGGTCAACCTTACCCGCAGAGTTATGATGAAACAACTCCCATGGATGGTGCACGGTGCGAAGGAGGCTGGCCTTCACCCATTAACAGCCGTTGGAGTCAATCCCGCTTCGGGCGGCGGCCTCTCTTTTTTCGGAGGCGGTGGCCCGGACGTTGCAGGTGCTATAAGTGCCGCCGGACAAGGTATATCTCGCGCAGCTCAGGCGAACCAGCCTCGCCAGATGACCGCGTTTGAACGTATTTCAACGGCCCTTTCTTTGGAAAACCAAGAGCTTCAAAACGAGCGTTTACGTAGCGAAATTCGTCTTATGTCGCAACCCGGCACTCCTCCAGGCCTTGATATTAATTCTATTGGCGACCCAGATATCAAAATTTTACCCAAGGAGATTGTCGCCAATGAGGGACCGCGCGAAAAAGGTATTCGCGCTGCTCTGCAATGGTTTAATCTTGAAGGAGTTCCAGTTCGTGCACGATCCCAAGACTTTGCAGAGGCAACCGAGGATGATTTCATTATGCCTGCTTTTGTTTCTGGCGGTTATACTGTCCCCGATTATATTCGCGGTCGGATCAGCCGTTCTTATGACGATTTTGCTGATAATCAGCGAGATCGTGTTAACTATCTTCTAGAGTTGTTTGGTTTCTGAAAGGAGGTGATTCAACGTGGCTTACAGGAGACGCAGACGCTATCGTTCACGGCGCAGGGCACCCGCTCGACGCCGTGGGCGCATGTCGTCACGTATGCCGCTTCGTATGCGGTTAGGGCGGCGTTTCTAAGGTGCTTTGTCGCAAGCCGATATCACCCGAAAACGCCAATGGTGGCATCGTTCCTTGTGGGCGATGTCACCATTGCCGGGTGAACATTCGCAATAAAAAAACTGCCCGCCTTGTCCTTGAGTCTCATCATACCGATTTTGCCCGTTTCGTTTGTTTAACGTATTCTGACAAATTTCTGCCCAAGGAATACGTTCATCCCTTAACAGGGCAGATTTTTGGCCATGAAGGAGGCACCCTTGCCCGAACAGATGTCGTTAACTTTATCAAGCGGCTCCGCCGTCGTCTTCCCCCCCAATCTCTCCGCACTTTCTATTGTGGAGAATACGGCGATGACACACTCCGCCCTCACTATCACCTTGTACTCTGGACCCCTTTTGAGCTTCATCGTGAAACGATTGTCGATGCTTGGATTGATCCGGCATCCGGCGAGCTTATGTGTAACCCCGAACGCCTTACCGTCGAGACACCTAGATCAGAGCATGACGTTGCACAATATTGCCTTTCCTATGTTATTAAGCGGTTTACCCGAGCAGACATGCCCGAACTTGAAGGCCGATATCCAGAATTTTCAGGTGGATCCCAAGG